AGCTTATAGAGCTCTTTTGATTAAAGATGAGGGCTAGGTACCAGATAGGTACTTGGAAGGGCTTGTAGGTACCTTTAAACGCTTTTAAAGGGCTATGCTCGCCTGTAGGGCTCGCGACTTAGTATAACTCTTGTTATAACAAAGGGGGAATGTAAACCGCCTGACCCTAGGGGTCGGCGTTAAGCTTACTCTCGTATATTATATATTACATATAAAACATATATATTAAAAACAATATATATTATATATTATATAAATCTTATTATATACTATTCTTGTTCTAAAGTCAACCCCTACTTGTAAATATATTTATTTTGTGTTACCTATTGACAAATCAATAAATATGTGGTATAATATAAGGGTGTTGTAAAAAAGCAACATATAGTTAAAGGATCCTTGTTACATGAAACGTATTGACAAACCATTTGGTAAAGCGTCGTTGGCCTTGTTGTCCAACGCCCCTAAGCGCCGCCGGTCTACTAAGCCCGGTACACCCAACAAAGCCTGGGCACAGTCCCAGAAGATAGAATGCGTCCTTACCTACATTGCTACAGGCTCTGAGGTTAAGACTGCGGCTGCCACTGGCATCCCAAAGAATACAATTCACATCTGGCGTTATCAGCCATGGTGGAAAGAGTTAACCCAACAAATCAGGGATGAGGAAGACGACAAGCTGTCGGCTGACCTTGGTAAGATCGTAGAGAAGGCCATGACCACTGTTGAGGATCGCCTTGTTAATGGAGACTTTGGATTTAACCAGAAGACTGGTGAGATCTTCCGTAAGCCTGTTAACCTGAAAGACGCCCATAAGGTTGCTGTTGATATGATTGACCAGAAGCTAAAGATTGAGGGACGTACCGTCCAGCAGACTGAGAAGCTTGATACAATGAACCAGCTAGAATTCCTAGCCAAGAAATTTGCAGAGTTTGCTACCATGTCTAAGACAGACCTGAAGCAAGCCATTAATAACGATGTAATCGTAGATGTAGAAACAGATGCTAGTTAACCGGGATACCATTGCTGGGTTCATGGGTAGCGTACTGTCCTCCAGCCTAGGTGATGCTGTTAGCACACCAGCCTGCCACCTTGAATGGTGGGATCTATGTTGTTCACCAGATAAGTTTGTAGCTATATCCGCCCCACGAGGTCATGCGAAATCTACTGCAGTCACGATGGGATACGGATTGGCTACGCTCTTATTTCGAGAGCGTAAGTTCATGCTGATGGTATCAGACACGGAGTCACAAGCCTCCTTGTTTCTAGGATCCATTAAGCAACAGCTACAAGAAAATGAAACTCTTATATCCCTATTTGGGATTAAAAGGGATGAGAAGGGTCTGGTCAAGTTCCTCAAGGAAACAGAATCAGACATCATTGTCGAGTTTGATAACGGCGATAAGTTCCGTATTATTGCTAAGGGCGCAGAGCAAAAGCTTCGTGGTCTTATCTGGAACGGCTCACGCCCAGACATCATCTTATGTGATGATATGGAGAACGATGAGGCTGTTATGAATAGCGAACGTCGTAAGAAATTTAGAAGGTGGTTCTATGGTGCTCTCTTGCCTTGTCGTAGCGATAGCGGGATTATCCGGATGGTTGGAACTATTCTACACATGGATTCGCTCCTTGAATCTTTAATGCCACGAGACAGTGACAAAAAAACAATTACAGAAGGACTCAAGACCTATTCAATTGGTCGTTCCTTATGGAAATCAGTTAAGTACAAAGCACACAACCCAGACTTCACAGAGATCCTGTGGCCTGAAAAGAAGAGTGCTGAAGAACTTAAAGCATTACGTGAAGAGTATATCCGCCAGGGTATGCCTGACGTTTACTCACAAGAGTATCTTAACGTACCTCTTGATGAAGCGAATTCCTATTTCAAAAAGCCTGACTTTGCCGCATTAACGGTTGATGATCAGACTGCCCGTATTAACTACTACATCACTGCTGACTTAGCTATTTCACAATCCCAACAAGCTGACTACTCCGTATTCGTTGTTGCTGGTGTAGATGAGAACAAGCGTATTCAGATCCGTGATGTAATACGAGACCGGCTAGATGGCCGGGAGATCGTAGACACTATTCTTGCTCTCCAAAGACTATACAAGCCAGAGGCCTTTGGTATTGAGGAGATGCAAGTCTCAAAAGCTATTGGACCCTTTCTTCGAGAAGAGATGCACAAGACTAATACCTACCTTAACCTAGTACCCCTAAAGCATGGTGGTAAGGATAAGATAGCCAGAGGACGAAGTATCCAAGCCAGGATGCGTGCCAAAGGCGTACGGTTCGATAAGAACGCTGATTGGTACCAGACACTTGAAGATGAGATGATGAGGTTCCCTAGAGACAAGCATGATGACCAAGTAGACTGTATGGCTTACCTTGGTATGATGCTTGATAAACTTATTGAAGCCCCAACCAATGATGAGGTTGAGGACGAAGAATACCGAGATGCTATGCATGAGTTCGGATACGATAGACGAGGCGCTAACGCCGTAACGGGATATTAATGAATAAACTAGAAGCTAAACTAAAACTTGAGGACGTGGTTGTATGTCCTAATATCGCAGAGCTTCTGGATAAAGATGATCTGCAGAAGATTGGTCGTGATGTATACGAAGAGTTTACTGCCGATCTAATGTCTAGATCAGCTTGGGAGAAGCGGACTGAAGAGTCCATGAAGCTAGCTTTACAGGTTGCTGAAGCTAAGTCCTTCCCATGGCCTAACGCCTCTAACGTTAAGTTCCCTCTAATTACTATTGCAGCTTTGCAGTACCATGCTAGAGCATATCCTGTTCTGGTTAATGGCGATACTCCAGTACGTTGTAGGGTCATCGGTGATGATCCAGATGGTATGAAGGAACGCCGAGCTGAGCGAATTGAGAATCATATGTCTTACCAGATCCTTGAAGTTGATGAGGACTGGGAAGAGGATACAGATAGAGTCTTAATCACACAACCGATTGTAGGCTGTGCATTTAAGAAGACTTATTATCATCCTACAAAACGTAGACCACAATCAGATTACATTCTTGCTAGGGACCTGGTAGTTAACTACTGGACTAAGTCTCTTGACAATGCACCACGTGTTACACATGTACAGTACATGACCAAGAATGAGATTTATGAGCGTGTAGTACGTGGATTGTTCTGTGAGATGACTGAAGTAACTCCAGTCTCGATTCCACAATCGAACTTGCAGTTAACACAAAACAAAGCTCAGGGTATGGAGGCTCCACAGTCTACAGACTCTAGCACACCGTACGAAATCCTTGAGACACACAAGTTCATTGACTTTGACCAAGACGGTTACGCTGAACCATACATTGTATGGGTACGTCGTGATACCAAACAAGTTCTACGTATTGTAGCCCGGTTCTTTGACCAGTCTATTGAACGTAATGACTCTGGTAAAATCTTAAGTATTAAAGCTGAACAGTACTTTACTAAGTATCCTTTTATCCCCTCACCTGATGGCGGTTTTTATGACTTGGGATTTGGAGTACTACTGGGACCCCTTAATCAAAGCATCGATACAATCATTAACCAACTGGTTGATGCTGGTACGATGTCTAACACAGCAGGTGGGTTCCTAAGCCGTGGCATTAAGATGCGTGGTGGTAATTATAACTTTGCACCTTTAGAATGGAAACACGTTGATTCAACTGGTGATGATTTACGTAAAGGCATTGTGCCTCTTCCTGTTAGGGAGCCTTCTCAAGTTCTGTTTACATTGCTTGGAATGCTTATCAACTACGGTGAGCGTATTGGTGGATCAGTTGATATTCTGGTTGGACAAAATCCGGGACAGAATACAGCAGCTGAGACAACAAGAACAATGGCTGAGCAAGGAATGAAGATTTTCTCTGGTATCTTTAAACGTACCTACAGAAGCCTTAAGCAAGAGTTCCGCAAGCTATACAGACTTAACCAATTATATCTCGAAGATGAAGTTGATTTCCAATCCGATAAGGGTGAATTCAATATCTCTGCCGATGACTACAATGGTCCAGTAAGTGATATCAGTCCTAGTGCAGATCCTAACATCATTAGTGATAGTCAGAAGATGCAACAGGCACAAGCAATCCTACAGTTAGCTACTACGACTCCTGGCGTTAATATTCGTCAAGCGCAAATCATGTATGCTAAAGCCTGGAAGGTTGCTGAGTTAGAATCATTGCTGCCGGATCCAAAAGGTCCTAATGCAATTAAACCAGCTGTACCTGAGAAGTTACAAGTTGAGCAAATGAAGTCCCAGATTAAACAAGCGGACCAACAGTTGCAGATGAAACTTGGTGTATTGAAGCTTATGGATACAGCTAAGCTGAACGAAGCTAAGATTCACAAGTTAGAGGCAGAAGCTTTACTGGCATTAGAGACAGCTGGAGGTGTTCGTACAGGACAAGAAATCCAGTTAATCAATTCCCAGATTGCTGCAATGAAAGCAAAGAACGAAGGCATTATGTCCTCAGTCGAGCTTATGATGAAGTTAACGGAAGGTGAAGACACACCGTCGGAACCAACAGGAGAGTAATTTGAGCGTTGTAACAGAACCGGAATTCCTGGACTGGAAACAACATCCGATCACGGGGGCCTTCATGAAGGCTCTCTTCAATGATAGAGAGTATTTAAAAGAGATGCTAGTAGGTGGTACAGATGACGACAGTAATGTTCGTGGTCGTATTGCAGCTGTTGGTATGATCCTTGCTCTTGACTATGAAGGTCTGATGGAAAGTTTAAGGGGAGATAGATGAGTAATACTACAGGGATAACACCTTTATTAAATCGAGTACTGATTAAGCCAATGATTGTAGTTAATCAAACAGCAAGCGGTATCATAGTCTCTACAGAGGGTATGAGTGAACGTGAGCAGTTAGGTAATACAACTGGTGAGGTCGTAGCTGTTGGTCCAGAAGCCTTTAGTGGCTATGCTGAGTGTCCTGTTAAACAGGGTGACAAAGTAATCATGGCTAAGTATGCAGGTTTAATGTACGTCGGTAAAGACGGCGCTAAGTATAGAATGATTAACGATGATGACTTGACTGGTATCTTAGATCCAGACATGGACTTAGTTGATCCACATTTAAGTAAGGGAATAAGATGAGTGATGATGTAATTGACAATCAACAAGAGCCCAACAACGTTGAACCACAACAGACTCCAAACACACCTGACTATGCTGCTGAAGCTGGCGCACAGGGTTGGGTTGCTAAAGAAGACTATCGTGGTAATGAATCTGATTGGGTAGATGCTGAAACCTTTGTCCGTCGTGGCAAAGAGATTATGCCTATCCTTAGGAAGAACAACGAGAAGCTGCTCAAGGAACTTAAAGAGGCACGTAGTATTGCTGAAGAAGCAAGATCTACTGCACGTGAGTTCCAGAAGTTCCAAAAGGAACAGTATGAACGTAAGGCAAAAGAACTGGAAGGTCAGTTAGTTCAATTGAAACAAGCAAAGCGTGATGCAGTCTCCAGTGGAGATGGCGATCGTGTTGTTGAGATTGATGATGCCATGGACTTGATTAAACAGGATGTAGTTGAGGCCCGTGCCGAAGCTACTCGTGAACCAACACCAGCAGTACAGTCACCACCACAGCCAGATGAGAATCTACAAGCGTGGTTAGATCGTAATGATTGGTTTGGTCAAGACAAACGAATTACAGACATCACAAATACAATAGGTAAGTCTATTACCGAAGAGTTCCCTACCCTTAAAGGTAAGGCATTCCTAGACAAGTTAGATGAAGAATTAGCTACCACGTTCCCAGAACGCTTTGGTAAAAAGAAACGATCTAATCCTATGGATGGATCTGCTGCTACGACAACCTCTGGTCGCCCTAGCTCTGCTAAGAAATCATATGAGAACCTACCTACAGAAGCTAAGGCCGCTTGCGACCGCTTTCTTAAGCAGGGTTTAATTAAGAGTAAAGAAGCCTATGTCGCTGAATACGACTGGTCAGAATAAACAAGAGAGAAAGACAATCATGGCAACAGATAAAAAACTAGCAGTTGGTGAGTTTATTAATCCAAATACAACCACTGTTAAGGAACAACAAGAAGAAGTCAAGACACCCACTGTGTCTAATGAGAAACCGGTACGTCGCAATCGTGGGGCGTTTAACGGGACACGTGGTAAGTTGCAAGTAGGAAATCTTATTACAGGATATCACTTGTACTTCTTTAATGATGAGCCGGGTCGCATTCAAGCGGCTCTTGACGCTGGCTGGGAATTTGTCTCTCCCTCAGAGGTAGGATATGCTGCATCGAACGTTACAAATACAAACGTCGATCTTGGAGATAGAGTAAGTGTTATTGGTAGTAAGAATGATATGGGTCAACCAGTCAAACAGATCTTGTTAAAGATCAAAGAAGAATGGTGGGACGAAGATCAAGCTGATATCCAATCACGCAATGACAAAACAGATGCTTCCATCCGTAGAGGTAAAGGTGGTTCCGGAGTTGATACCACTGGCTTCTATAATGCAGGCATTAAATATTAATACTAATCTTATTGAAAGACTTTAAATGGCAAATTCAAACGCCCCTCGTGGTCTAAGCCCAGTCGGTACTATTACCGGTGCAGCTTGGAATCAGCAAGGCCAAACGTTCGCAATCGCTACTGATGCTTCTAACACATACGCCATTGGCGATGTTGTAAAGCTTGCTGGTGGTTCTGATGCGTATGGTATTGCATATGTAAACAAAGCGGCTTCTACCGATATCCCTGTTGGCGTTATCGTTGGTTTCCGTACAGCAGACTCTGGTGTATCTCTCCAAGGTACTAACCTTAACTTAGCACAAATCTACCTTAGCTTAAGCTCTGGCTTACGTTATGCTGTAGTTGCAACTGATCCTAATATCATCTATGAAATTGAAACAGATGCTACTGGTGTTAGTGCAGCTAACGTTGGTGCAAACGCTGGTATGACTATTACTGCCGATCAAACTTCTACACTGTCACAGTCTAGTCCTTTGTCAAGCACAATTCTAGTTGCTTCATCTATTAAAGCTCAAAGTACTTCAGGTTCATTGGCATTACCATTGACAATTATCGGCGTAGCGCAACGTCCTGATAACTCAGTTGGCGCCTATGATAATGTACAAGTTATCTTTAATCGTCATCAATATAAGCAAGCCCAAGGCACTGCTTAATAACTAGATAACAAAGGAATAAAAACATGGCAGGCGTAATCACAACCGGTACCCATCCTAAGGCCCTATGGCCTGGTATTAAAGCTTGGTGGGGCCAAGTATACGAAGAGCATCCAGAAGAATATTCTTCACTCTTTGATAAAGAATCATCACATCAAAACTACGAAGAAGATGTCCAGTTAACTGGCTTTGGACTCGTTCCACAAAAAGCTGAAGGCGCTGGTACTACCTACGATTCAGAGATTCAAGGTTTCACAACCCGCTACACACACATTGCATACGCTCTTGGTTACATCGTAACTAAAGAAGAGTTGGATGACAATTTGTATGAGCAAGTCTCTAAGAAGCGTTCTGGTGCATTAGCAATGTCTTTCCGTCAAACGAAAGAAAACGTTGCTGCTAACATTTACAACCGTGCATTTACTACAGGTACCAACCTACAGTATGCTGGTGGTGATGGCGTAGCTCTTTGCTCCACAGCACATCCTAATACTTCTGGCGGTACATTCGCTAACAAGTTAACAGTTGATGCTGACCTCTCCGAAGCTTCTTTGGAAGATGCAACAATCGCTTTGATGGGCTTCCAGGATGACCGTGGCCTCTTGATCAATGTAATGCCTAAATCATTACACATTGCTCGTCAAGAGATCTACAATGCTGGACGTATCCTCAAGACTGTATCACAACCAGGTAATGCAAACAATGACTTGAACATCCTCAAGGCAAACAATGTATTCCCAGGTGGTGCAGTTGTTAACCATTACTTCACAGCTCCTCATGCTTGGTTCATCCGTACTAACGTACGTGATGGTATGAAGTATTATGAGCGTGTTGGTGTACAGTTCGATCAAGATAATGACTTCGACACCATGAATGCGAAAGCAAAAGGTTACGAGCGTTATTCATTCGGCTGGACCGATCCACGTGCTATCTTCGGTTCTAACGGTCCGTAATAGTATTTAAAAGTTCCAATGACGCCCTTCGGGGCGTTGTTAATTCAACGTCAAAGGAATATATATTATGGGTACACCTACCCGTCTTACACAAGGTCTATCGACCCAAGTTAAAGGTTCTGTTCTTGGAGATTATCCATTACCAGATCCGTTTCACACAGGCTCTACAAATGGCCTAGATGTATTCACCTATGCAAATGATTTTGTAGATTTAGGTAATGCTGCTTCACGTACTATCACAGGTTCTGCTACCTTTGCTCTAGCTGATGGCCTTGGTGGTATTGGTGTTCTTACACCTAGTGGTGCTGCTGTTGCTGCTTCTGTATATCGTACTGCAGCTGCGTTCCAGTTTATTGCTGGTCAACGTTTCTGGTTTGTACATCGTCTTAAAGCTTCGTCTGTTGCTGGTAACGTTGTTCTATCTTTTGGTGTTTCTAAATCAACTGCTGGAACTATTGCTACTACTGATCGTTTAGCATTTACTAAAGCTGCTGGTTCTACTTCATTGAATTTAGTTTCAACTGTTGGTAGTACTGCAACTACAGTAGTTACTGGTGTTGCTACTGCAGTTTCAGATACATATCTAGATGTTGGTTTTTATTATGATGGTACTGATTTGTTAGTGTTTGCTAACGATGCTCTAGTAGCTCGTGTAGCTAACCCAACTATTGGCTCCTCTGGTACAACTTTAACTAACGCCACTCTAACTCCCTTCTTTGCTATTACTCCAGTTGCTACTGAAACTGTTACTATTGACTACGCCTTGATTGCTCAAGAAGTATCACGCTAATAGGGGGTTAACATGGCTAACGTAGTTAACACTCAGATTATCATGGATGGTAATCGAAATGCTGTTGTTAAAGTTACTGGTGTCCTTGATACTTCTAACGTAGCCGCTTCTGGAACTTTAGGTACTGCATCTACAGGTGTAACAACTTTAAATTCTAAAACGATTACTTTTACTGCAGGCGGATTAACTCCAACTGTTGGACAAGGTGTTACAGGTACTGGCATCCCAGTTGGTGCGTATGTTGCTTCTGTTACTAGTACAACTGCAGTAGTCTTGAACGTAGCTGCTACCGCAAATGGTAGTAGTCTAACTTTCTCGCTAGTTGCTGGTAGTATTATTATTATTGATCCAGTTAATTATACTCTAATACCTACAGGATTTAGAATTGATCATCTTGATTATTCTATCTCTGATCCGCTGGAAGTTCGTTTACTATGGGACGGAAGTACCCAAGTAGATATTCTTCCTATTGCTGGTCGTGGTAAGATGAGCTTCTTTAACTTTGGTGGTTTGCAGAATAATGCACCTAGTGCTACTGGTCGTATTGCTTTGTCAACTGCTGGTTATAATACTACATTAGGAACAACACCTTTGGTGTTCTCCGTAGTACTTGAACTGGTTAAACAGGGCGTTCAGTAATGCAAGTTGCAAACAGCAACGCAAAAGAACTACAACTGTCCGCTACGGTTATCCGTGCGGACGGTACTGTAGTTGAACTTGGCGTAATAGACTATTGGCACAAAAACCCAATCAAACGATTACTCTGGAGGATTAAACAATGGCTACCCTTTTAGTCAATACAGGTAGAGCTATTATTACTAACCGAATTAAAGGTTCGGGCACAGAGCCAAGCTATGTTGCTTGGGGAACTGGTGCAGGTACTACTGGTGCTACTGATACAACAATGTTTACTGAGGCTGGTACAAGAGTCTTAGGAACATCAACGCAACAAACAACATCTACAACTAATGATAGTTATCAAGTAGTTGGTATTATGACAGCCCCGTCTGGTGAAACAATTACCAATGCTGGTTTGTTTGATGCTTCTACATCTGGTAACTTATTTGTTAAAGGTGATTTTACTGGCATTGCTTTAAACAGTGGTGATAGTATTCAATTTACTTTTAAAGTACAATTTAGTTAATAGGATATTAAATGACTTACAAATTAGCAGATAGAGTTAAAGAAACCACAAGTGCTCCTGGCACATCAACAGTTACCCTTAGTGGTGCTGCTACTGGCTATCAATCTTTTTCTGCTGGTATTGGAGCTAATAATACAACGTGTTATGTTATCGCTGACCAATCCGGTGCAAACTGGGAAGTCGGCATTGGGACAGTCGGTAGTGGAGGCACAACACTTGCCCGAACTACCGTTCTGTCTTCTTCTAATTCAGGATCATTGGTTAACTTTGCCAGTGGTACGCAAGATGTCTGGTGTGATTATTCCGCTAGTAAGTCTGTTTCAATTAACGACCAAGGGGACGTAGTCCTTGGATCAACTTACGACCAAGGCACAGGAGTCCTACAAGTAACAGGAGCATCTAGCTTTAATGGTGCTGTAATAGATAAGAGTTTGAACTTACAGGGTGGGAATAATTTACTTACTTATAGTCAA